GGGTCCAACAAACTCATCGACGGGATCATCAAGGTGTACTCCTACCTCGAGGCGGGACACCTCAAGATTCACGCCAACTGCGTGAACACGATCCGCGAGGCGCTCAATTACAAGTACAAACCGGCGGAATTGGATGAGGAGCCGGACGAAAAGCCCATCGACAAGGACAACCACGCGATGGATGCGCTCCGGTACATCATCGCCGAGCTTCCTGACAATCCAAAAGACCTGATTAACCCGAGTTATTCCCGGTATCAGTACTACGATATGCAACGGAAGAAGAACACTCTGCCCCATGCGCTCCGGGATGATAATGAGGATCGACCGCTCGACTGGGCGGCGTATTATGCATGGATTCCCGTTGTTATGGGATTGACTCACCTGATCCACTAGGAGGTGGACAAGCCTTGGAAATCCTCATGGGCCTCGTGGTCGTGGCGGCCTTTGTTGCCGGGGTGGCCGTCGGCTTTTTCCTTCGCGGTCGCGAGGTACACATCGTGCATACCACCGAACCCTATGTGGCTCCGGTGCCGGCGAAGGAACCGAAGGAATATAACCGATCCGTCGGCGATCCGCGCTATACGCAGTGGTACGACGAGTATCATGCTCAAGTTCAAAGAGAGGAGGGATAATCCGTGGCTTCCACCGAAAGAGACCCGCGTGTCGCCCGCATCATGAAGCGGTATCACGCGTCCCGGGAACAGCGGCAGAAGATGAACCTCAAGTGGGCGGAGCTCGACAAGTTTTACAATGGAGAGCAGTATTTCTGGGAAGCGATTCCGCCCTGGATTCCGAAGCCCGTTACGAACTTCATCCACCTGGTCGTCACGACCAAGCGGGCCGCACTGGCGATGGAGAATGCGACGGGGCAGCTTCACCCCTTGTCCGAAGCGGACGCGCCCCTTGTTAAACAACTTCAAAAGGTCTACGAGTGGGTGTGGAAGCGGGTAAAGGCCCAGCGGGTCGTGCGGCAGAATCTCGAGACGGCGCTGCTTCTGGGAACCGCCATCGCCCATGTCTACTGGGACGAATACACCGGCGTTCGCGGCGGCACGAACACGGAATATGAAGGGGAAATCCGCGTCGTTGAGATCGACCCGGCCAACTTTTTTCCGGACCCCACGGCGTACCGGCTCGAGGATTGCCAGTACATCCATGTCGTGGAACGCAAACCCCGCGAATGGATTGAACAGATGTTCGGGGTGGACCTCAAGGAGTTTTTTGCGGACGGCTACAGTTGGACGGATACGGAGATTTACGAGCGCAGCTACTACTATGACATGAACAACCGGGAAGACGGGCTAATCGAGCTTCACTCTCACTATGAGAAATACTGGAACCGGGAAAAAGTGAGGACAACGGAACCGATTGTCGAGGTGGACCCCGAAACCGGCGAGGAGAGGATTGTCGGGGAAGAAGAGGTGGAAGAGGAGGTCGGGGGTTGGCGGTACAAATGCACCTATGTCGCCGGCGGCAAGGTGCTCAAGGTAATTGATCCGCTCGAGCCGAACATGTACCCCTTCGCCATCCTTTACGACTATCCGAGGCGGAAGGATTTCTGGGGGAAATCGACGGCGGACCTCATCATCGACCTCCAGAAACTGGTGAACAAGACGGAATCGACGGTCTCCATGATCGGAACGCTGCACCAGAACCCGCAGCGGCTGGTGCGGAAGGATTCGGGAATCGACCCTCGGGAGGCCATGAAGTACTCGACGGAACCCGGGCGCGTCTGGGTGGTGAACCCGACGGTCCCCTTGGGAGAGGCCATGAAGTGGGCGGAGCCGCCGCAGATTCCGCCGACACTCCTGAATCTCGCGGAAGTGGCGAAGGCCAATATCCGGGAGATCACGGGCCTGAACGAGGCGTACCTCGGCCAACCCGTCGGGTCCCTGCAAACCTCCACCGGCGTCGATGCCCTGATTGACCGGGCCACGATGCGGGATCGGGATAAGATGGTGGAGATTGAGGAATACATCGAGCAACTGTCCCGACTGATCATCGCCTTCATTTCCACGAAATACGTGGATCGGCGGTATATGCGCATCGTGGAGGACCCGACGAACCCCGAAGCGTCGACCCGGTTCGAGGAATTTTTGGGCACGGCGTTTCAGGGGCTTGATTATGACTTCGAAATCAACGTGTCGGCCAAGGCCCCGGTGTCGCGGATGCGCCGGAAGGCGGAGGCGCAGGAGCTCCTCACGATTCAGGGGCAGTACGGCTTCTCGCCGGCGCTCATCACGCCGGAGGAATTCGTGGAGGATTCGGATTTCGCGGAGAAAGAGAAGATTTTGGCCCGCATGAACCGGGAGAAACTCATGACGCAGACGGATCAACTCTTCCGCGTAGTCCGGATGATGTTCGAAGCATACGCAAGCGGCGTCTCGGATCAAGAGGTCATGGAGATGGGGATGCAGTACCTCCGGCAAATCCAGAGCGGCCAGGTGGACCCGAACGCGCCGGAGGCCCCGCCGACGGCCCCGGGAGGCATCGGATCGGCGGCGGACAATATTCAGAACCAACAGGCGCAAATTCCAGTGGCTCCTACATTCTAACGCCCTCGACGAGGGCGTTTTATATTGACCAACTTTTACTTTTTGATGTAAATTAATGGTAGTATAGGATGATTATGGTAAGGCGGAGTCGCTGCCCGCCTCTCGGCTTAGGCTGGACAAGCTACCGTCATCCTGCCGCCTTTCTGCCCCGGATCGGCGGTTTGATTTCGCATGGGTGTAAGCGAAGGAGGACGCCATGATGTCGATTGATTTGGATGCCTTGCGTGCGGAATTTGAGCGGGAGTACGCAGAGAATACGGCGGAGGCGAATCCCCCGGAACCCGAAGAGCCGGAATCGCAGGAGGAACCGGAGTCGCCGGAAGCGTCGAACGCGGATCTTCCGGAAGAAGACCGCGATTCGGAACCGGAGGCGGCGGAATCCGAGGAAACCGGCGAGACGGGCGAGGCCGACGGGGGGGCCGATGAGGGCGAAAAGCCGGAACTGCCTTCGGGCATGGATCGACAGCCCCCGGAAGTGAACCGGGCCTTTGCGGAAATGCGCCGCAAAGCGAAAGAACTGGAGGTTTTCAAAGATTTCGTCGAGCGCGTGGCTGCGCAATCCGGCATGACGCCGGAGCAGTTGATGCAGGTGTATGAGGACCGGGTGATCGAGCAAAAAGCGAAGGAACAGAACATCCCGGTCGATGTGTACAAGCGCCTGCACAAGCTGGAACAAGAGAACAAAGAGATTCGCCGTCAAGCGGCGATTGATAAATTCAACGCGCAAGTGGATTCCGTCAAGACGAAATACGGCCTCTCGGATAAGGACCTGGATGCCGTGTTTCGGTTCATCGGCGAAAACGGATTGGTCGATCCCGCAACCAATCTGCCGGTGATCGATTTCGAAATCGCCTACAAGGCGGCGACGTACGACCAAATGAAAGAACGATCCGCCCGGGAAGCGGAGCAAAAATATTTGGCGCAAAAGAAACGCCGGCAACAACAATCGCCGGTGCCGCACACCGGCGGACAAGCCCCTCAACTGACCCATCGGGCCGATTGGCCGATTGAGAAGGTGGAGAAGTACGTCCGGGAGCGGTACGGCGTGTGGTGAGGTGAAACCCAGTGTCCGTTCTCAATACAACGAGCAATCTGACCAGAACGTCAGATTTTACTGCGCCGAACCAGAAACCGGAGCAATGGTATGACAAGATCATGCTCTCGATTCTGCGGCAATCCATTTTCCTGTACGACAAATTCGCGCAGGTTCGGACGGTGCCGAAGAATCCCGGGACCAACACCGTCAACTTCCGACGGATCGGCAAGCTGCAACCGGCCACAACGCCTCTGACCGAAGGGGTCACACCGGAAGGGAAAAAGGCGTCGAAATCCAATGTGCTGGGAACGTGGAACCAGTATGGGGATTTCATGGCCTTCTCCGACCGGGTCTCCTTCGAGGAAATCGACCCGCTGATCGAAGAGTACACCGTGGAGCTCGGGATGCAGGCGAAGGAGACCCTCGACATCATCGTCCGTGACGTGTTGGCGAACGGGACCAACGTGTACTATTCCAGCGCCCAGGCCACGCGGACGGCCCGGAATGAATTGGTGACGGGGGATACCTTCAGTCTCAAGGATGTGCGCCGCATCGTCCGCGATTTCCGGAAAAACCACGTCATGCCGGTGATCGACGGCGATTATGCCTGCTTCATCGGTCCGGATGCGGAATACGACATCATCACCGATCCCGAATTCAAGGAGCCCTACGAGTACAACCGCGACGGCGGACCGCTCCTGCGCTTCGAGGTCGGACGGGCTTACGGCGTGCGGTTCTACCGGGTGACGAACCCGCCGATTTTCGCCGGCCAAGGCGGCGGCGCGCCCGCAGCGGATGTTCACGCGGCGATTTTCATCGGCAAGGATGCTTACGGCGTGGTGAACATCAACGGCGAGGGCAACGTGAAGACCTATGTGAAGCCCGCCGGTTCCGCCGGATCGGAGGACCCCCTGAACCAGCGGCAGACCGTCGGGTGGAAGGTCAATGCCTTCGGAGCCATCCGGTTGCAGGAACTCGCCATCGCCCGGTATGAATTCGTGCCGGAGACGTAAGGGGTGAATGACCTTGGCTAAGAAAACCACGGAGGCGGCGAAGACCGAAGCTCCGAAAATGCACATCAACACAACCCAGAACATCCGGAGCGGGTATCTCTCGGAAGCGGAATACCAGCGATTTCTACAAGAGGTCAAACAGAAGTTGGGGGAATATCCGCTGGTTCCCTTTTCCATCCCGGTCCAGTTGCAATCCAAGGTGGGCAGTGAGATGCCCATCGGGATCAACGGGGTGCATGTGGTGATCCCGGCGGACGGGAAAACCTACGATATTCCGGAACCCTTCGCCAAACAGGGATACCAATCCTTGCAGGCGATTGAGGCGGCGGACCTCGGGAGACACCAAGGCTGAACCAAAGGAGGGGAGGAGAGCATCCTCCCCTTTTTTCAAAAGGAGGGGAGAGGGGTGCCTTTGACCCTTCAACAGGTGATCGACGCGGCCAACGCATTGGCGGATGAAAATGTGGATCACGAAACGGCAACGGGATTCGTCAACAACGCCATCGCCGAAATCAACGTGAGGGCCAAAACAAAGTATCCCTTCATGTCGCCGACGAACCTGTCGGAGGAATTTGCGCTCCCGGAGGAATGGGTTCGTGCCCTCATCATCCCCCATGTCGTGGCCCAAATCAAAATGCAGGACGGGTCCCGTTACGAATACACGGACCAGATGGGACGTTTTCAGGCGAATCTGGAAGAATTCATCGTCGGATACGACATCCCCGATGAATACAAGGATTGGGAGAAGCGCGGGTATGTCCAAGTGATCGACCCGGAGACCGGCGAAACGACATGGGCGCCGCTTTCGTCGGATGTGCCCTTCGTCCCGCCGTATCCGTGGATCACGAGGTGGTAACGAATGGCCCGTCAACCGATGCGCCCGGATTCGTGGCTGAAACATATGGAGGCTTTCAAGAGCTTCGTTGGTGGGATGAATACCACGGACCCCGAATCGGCCATGTCCGACGCGGAAGTGGTGGAACTGGTCAACATGGACATCTCCGATCGAGGGGCGCTGACCCGCCGGACCGGAATGCGGGATCATTTCCGCGAAATGATTTGGCGGGATTTGTACCGTGATCCGAACGAGGGAAACCTGCTTGCCCCGGGAACCCACGCGATGAATGTGGACAGCAATGGAGACGGGGTGGCAGATGGCTTTACGGCTTTCAACAGTGGGACGATCACGGCGACTCGTTCGATTGAGGACAATGCCCAAAAGATCACTGCCGTTTCCTCGGGGTCCTCCGGTGCGTGGGCTTCCGTATACCATGTCATCAATGTGATCGGCGGGCAGCCGTACAGTTTCAGCGTGGAAGCGAAAACGGGGGGCGGCACCGCCGAGGGACGGTTTTATGTCAGTTGGTATGACGACATCGGCTCGCTTGGGTTATTCTCGAATTTCATTTACATTCCACCGAATTCCCGATGGAAGAGACATGTGAATCCCGATCAAGTGGCTCCTGTGAACGCGACAAAAGCTCGGCTTTATTTCCAAGTGTATTGTCGGAACGGCGGGGAAACGGGATCGGTTTGGTTCAAACGTGCTCGTTTTGAAGAAGGCAGCATCGCCAACCCCTATGATGAACAGTCCTGGTCTTGGTTGGCGACGCTTTGAGGAGGCGGATGGGGATGCCGGAGTACACACCGAATCTGGGATTGTACAAACCGAACATCAATGATTCCATGGGCGTGGCATCCAGTCTCTCGGATAACATGGTGGAGATCGACAACAAGTTGGGCAACGCGTTGAAGGATAAAAACGGCGCAACCTATGCCACGTTGGGCGAACGAATGGATGCGGAGCTTACGAAACTGGAAACGGCAGAGGTGGATACCAAAGCCGTCAAGCAGCGCTA